CTGCTACTCGTTCGGTTGCGGACAGGAGCGGTCAGCAATTGACCCCTTTGGCGAGGGCTACTCCGTATCTGGCCGTGGGTGCGTCCTGACTGGCTGTTACAGCGTCGGCGATCAGCGCGGCATCACCATTGATGGGATTGCGCAGGTGATCGGCTGCTATGTGATTGACGCCGGCAACGGGGCCACACCGGATGCAGGCATCCGCACGTTGACCAACGCATCGTCGGCGGTGATCAGCGGTTGCGTCGTTTCACGTTCGTCATCTGCGACAGCAGCCACCGGGATTTCTGTCTCCGTCGGATCATCCGTGACGGTGCAGGGATGCACAGTACGCGCTTGCGGAACCGGCGTGCAGCTTGGCGGCAGCAACGGAACGGTCGCCGACTGCAACATCATCACGCCCGCCACGGCTGGCGTTTTCGTGACGGGTGCCAGCGGAAACTGGGTGGTGAAGGGCAACACGATCCGTGGCCCTGGGCACGGCGTGCGCGCAGACAGCGCCAACGGCCAGATCGTCGGCAACGTGATTTCCAGCCCGACGTTGCAAGGCATCGACTTGCGGGCCGACGGGATTACGGTGATGCACAACCGCGTGTCCGGCGGCGCCGCATTCGGTGTGCGGATGTTCGATGCGACGGTGGACAACGCCATCGTCAGTTTCAACGTCCTGAACGCAACGAGCGGCGGCGTCAGCACTGCCGGCACGGGCCACACGGTAGCGGCAAACATCATCAACGGCACCTACACGGCCTGATTCCCAGCCCCTGCCGGTGCACGCGCCGGCCGACCCCTGAAGGACAACCATGACCCAACTCGCACCCCACCAACAGCGCGTCGTCACCGAGCGCGACGAGCTCGCCGAGCGCCTGAGCAAGCTGTTCGCTTTCTTCCAGTCGCCGATCTTCGCGGGCCTGCCCGCCGCTGAGCAGACCCGCCTTCGCAACCAAGCCCGCTTCATGGATGGCTACCTGGCTGTGCTGGGCGAGCGTATCGAAGCGTTCTCCGCGCCCCAGGCGGCCGATCTGGATGCGCTGGTGTCCCGCTTCCTGGCCTGGCCGGTGCCGGCTGAGGTCTACCCGGACGGCACGCCCGGCCAGCCCGGTCGCACCGGCACCAACCTGCTGTCTGCGCCACAGGCCAAGGCCATGCTGCAGCACGTCCTGGGCGGCTGACCATGAACACCCTCGCCATCGGCGGCTCCTGCAGGCTCTGCGGGCGCCCGAACATCGAGCATGGGCAGGGGCACTGCCCGCCAGCCGTGCAGTGGGTGGCCGATGGCGTGGCCCGGGTGAAAGCGCGGCTGGCAGTCGATCCCGAGATGGCCAAGGCCTTGCTGCCGGGCATGACCCACGCCGAGGTCAAGGCGGCGCTGCAGAAGCGCCCGGCCTGATCCCAGCCCCCATAGGTGCACCCACCATGCCCCTGACCCGCATCAGCGGCCCTGAAGCCGAGCCGATCAGCCTTGCCGAGGCGCGGCTGCAGTGCCGCCTGGCCGTCGACGACACGGCCGAGGACACGCTGCTGTCGCTGTGCATCCAGGCGGCCCGCGAGACCGCCGAGCACCAGCTCGGCCGGGCGCTGGTGTCGCAGACCTGGGAACAGGCGGCCGAGGTGTTCCCGGCCGGCGCCATCGCGCTCGAGCGCCACCTGGCGGCCAGCATCACCAGCATCAAGTACACCGACTCGGCCGGCGCAGAACAGACGCTGTCCGACTCGGCCTACCTGCTGCAGATCGACCAGCAGGGCGCGCAGGTGCTGCCGGCGGCCGGCACCAGCTGGCCAGCCGTCACATCCGGCCCGGGCGCGGTGCGCGTGCGCTACGTGGTGGGCTACGGCGCCAGCGGCGCGGCCGTGCCCGCCGCGGTGCGTCAGTGGCTGCTGGTGACGGTGGCCGCGTTCTTCGCCCAGCGCGAGGCGTTCGACGCCACCGGCCGTGCCGCGGCGCTGCCTGAGCGTTTCATCGACCGGCTGCTCGATGCCGAGAGGATCTACCGGTGACCACCGCCAGCGACCTGCGCACGCTGGTGACCGTGCAGCAGCGCGTGACCGGCACCGACAGCGTGGGCCAGCAGTCCGACAGCTGGGTGCAGCTGGTGCAGGTCCGCGCGCATGTGCGGCACGTCTCGGGCAGCGAGTCAGCGAAGGCCGACACCAGCCTCAGCACTGTGCGGGCGTCTGCACGGGTGCGGCGGCGCGGCGACATCACTGCGGCGATGCGCCTGCTGATCGGCGGCATGGCCTACGACATTCGCGCCGTGGTGCCGGTCGAGGATGGCCGCGTTTGGATGGACCTGGTGTGCGAGGCGGTGTCGTGAGCGGGTTCGATCTGCGCATTGATGTCGCCGGCTTCGCGGTCGCGATCCAGGCCGACGCGCAGGCGTTCGGCGAGGCGGCCCGCCCCGCGGCCCAGGCTGGCGCGCAGGTGATCTACGACGAGGTACGCCGCAACGTGGCCCGCATCAAGCGCAAGACCGGCAACCTGGCGTCCAGCATCTACCAGGCGTACAGCGCCGACAACAGCCAGCCCGGCGGCGCACAGACCTATCATGTGTCGTGGAACGCCAAGAAGGCTCCGCACGGCCACCTTGTTGAGTTCGGTCACCTGCAGCGTTACGCCGTGATCTACGACCCCGAGACACGCCGCCTGTTCACCGACAAGTCCAAGCCGCTGCCAGTGCCGCAGCAAGTGGCAGCCAAGCCGTTTCTGCGGCCGGCGGTTGCCGCCAAGGGCGCCGCCGCCATGCAGGCCATGGAGGATCGCTTCCGCGCCGAACTGCAGGCCCGGGGGGTGACGCGATGACCGTCGAGGCCGACATCGTGAGCGCGCTGCGCACCGTGTGCCCGCGGGTGTCGCCCGACGTGGCGCCCATCGGCACCGTGCGGCCGTACATCACCTGGCAGTTCATCGGCGGGCAGCCGATGCGCTACCTCGCAGGCGACGCGGCCGACAAGCGACACACGCTGCTGCAGGTCAACGTCTGGAGCAGTACCCGCGCCGAGGCGTTGACGCTGATCCGCCAGGTCGAGGACGTGCTCTGCAACCCGTCCCGGCCGTTCCTGGCGCAGCCCGAGGCCGAGCCCATCAACGACGTGACCGAGGACATCGAGCCGGCGCTGTACGGCTCGATGCAGGACTTCAGCATCGTCAGCGACAGATAACCGAACACCGGCCGGAAGGCCGAACCGAGCAGCCGCCCCGGGCAACCGAGGGCGGCTTTTCTTTGCCCGATGAGGGCGCAACAACGGCCCGCACCAGCGGGCTTTTCCACATCTGAAAGGCCCACATCATGGCTCAAGTACCCACCGGGACCACGTTCTTCATCGCCAGCGCCTTCGGCGCTTCGATCAACACCACCGCGGTGACCAACGCCAGCGAGGCGGTCGTGACCACGGCCAGCGCGCACGGCTACGCCAACGGCGACATCGTCGAGGTCACCAGCGGCTGGGGCCGGCTGAACAAGCGGGCCTTCCGCATCAAGGCGGCCAGTGCCAGCGTGCTGACGCTGGAAGGCATGGACACCACGAACACCACCTACTTCCCGGCCGGCTCGGGCGTGGGCTCGATCCGCAAGGTGACCACGTTCACCCAGATCGCCCACGTGCTGGGCAGCAGCAGCCAGGGCGGCGACCCGAAGACGGTGTCGTACAAGTACCTCGAAAGCGACGTGGACTTCTCGCTGAACGACGGCTTCAACGCCACCAGCTACACGCTGGAGATCGACGCCGACAGCATCGGCACCGCTGGCTACACCGCGCTGAAGTCGCTGACCGACGTGCAGACCGACACCATCCTGCAGATGGTGACCCGCAACGGCGCCAAGATCTACCAGCCGTGCACCGTGGCCCTGAACGAGGCCGTGCAGCTGCAGGACGGCCAGATCAACCGCGTCCGTGCCCAGTTCAACGGCAACAACCGCCTGGTGCGCTACGCCAGCTGATCCCCGGGCCTGACGGCCCGCACCGAGCACCGGCCCGGCGCGTTTCTCTTCTTCGCGGGAGAGGGCGCGTCGGGCACGGGCACACACCACTCCCCGCGAAGGACGACACATGGCCAAGATCACCCTGGGCAAGCGCCCGCCCTGCATCGAGTCGACCATCAGCGCACCGCTGCCGACCGGCGAGACCGGCACCGTCAAGGCGCAGTACCAGTACCGCACCCGCACCGAGTTCGGCGAGCTGATCGACCAGCGCATGGCCGAGGCGCGCAAGCCGGCCGAGCCGCCGAAGAAGGCGCGCGGCAAAGCGACCGACGCGCCGGCCGCCGAGCCCGCCGCCTTCAGCATCGCCGACCTGCAGCGCCAGGCGCGCGACGCCAATGCCGCGTACCTGATGGACATCCTGGTGGGCTGGGACATCGACGCCCCGCTGACGCTGGAGAGCTGCACCATGCTGTGCGACGAAGCGCCGGCCTTGGCCCAGGCGCTGATCGACGGCTACCGCCTGGCCGTCACCGAGGGCCGGCTGGGAAACTGAGGGCGGCGGCCGCGGCGCTGTTCAAGCGCCTGCCGACCGCCGAGGAAGCCGCCGCCGCCGGTTTCTCCCTGGCCGACTATGAGCCCGAGCCTGTCGAGCTGTGGCCCGAGAACGAAGCGCCGTGGTCGCTATTCGTGGAAATGAGCGGCCAGTGGCGCATGAGCGTCAACGGCCCGACAGCGCTGGACTACACCGCGCTGTTCGCTCGCATGGATCGCATGCGTCTGCACGATGACGACTGGCGATCCCTATTCGACGACGTGCGCGTGCTGGAAGCGCAGGCGCTGCGCAGCATGAGAGAAAGCCCATGACCAACCGCAAGATCCAGATCGAATCGGCGGTCAACCCGGCCGGCGCGCAGCAGGGCTTCCAGCAGATCGAGGAAGCCGGCAGGAAGGCGGCCGGCGAGCTGAAGAAGGCCGCAGGCGAGGCTGGCAAGGCTGTCGACGGGATCGGCGACGGCGGCCAGCAGTCGGCCGGCAAAGTCGACCGCGCCACCAAGTCGATCATCAACAGCATCGAGCGCACCACCGCGGCGCTGCAGGTCGGCGAGCGCGGGAGCGCGTCCTACTTCGAGGCCCTGGCCCGGCAGCGCGGCGTCAGCGGCGAGGCCCTGGCGCCCTACATCGCGCAGCTGCGTGCGGCTGAGCAGGCCCAGCAGGCGGCGCGGGCATCGCTCAATGGCATCGGCGTGAGCGCGGCGCAGACCGCCGCGGCGCTGCGTGGTGTGCCGGCGCAGTTCACCGACATCGTCACGAGCCTGCAGGGCGGCCAGGCGCCGCTGACCGTGTTCCTGCAGCAGGGCGGCCAGCTGCGCGACATGTTCGGCAGCGCCGGTGCGGCCGCGCGTGCGCTGGGCGGCTTCGTCGTCGGGCTGATCAGCCCGTTCACCGTGCTGGCCGGCGCCGTCGGCGCGCTGGCCATCGCCTACAAGCTGGGCAGCGACGAGGCGACCGCGTACTCCCGCGCGCTGATCCTGAGCGGCCAGCAGGCTGGCGTCACCGCGGGCCAGCTCGCCGAGATGGCGGCGGCGATCAGCGCCATGGGCGCCGGCACGCAAGGCAGGGCGGCCGAGGTGCTGGCCGGCATCGCCGACTCGGCCGAGATCGGCGCCGGCAACCTGCAGCGGTTCGTGGCTGCGGCGCTGGAGCTTGAGAAGGTCGGCGGGCCTGCGGCCGAGCAGACGGCCGAGGCGTTCCGGTCGCTGGCAAAGGACCCGCTAGCCGCGGCGCTGAAGCTCAACGAGGCGACCAACTTCCTGACGGCCAGCACCTACGCGCAGATCAAGGCGCTGCAGGACCAGGGCCGCGCCACCGAGGCGGCGAAGCTGGCGCAGGAGGCATACGCGCAGGCCATCGAGACGCGCGCCCCGCAGCTGGCCGGCTCGCTGGGCTACGTCGAGCGCGCGTGGCTGGCGATCAAGAGCGCAGCCAAGGGCGCGCTGGATGCGGCGCTCGATGTCGGCCGCGGCAACACGCTCGAAGGCCAGATCAACGCCGTGCGCGAGCGCATCGCCGCGGCGCAGTCCGGCATCTACAGCCGCGACAAGGTGCCTGCTTTGCAGCAGGAGCTGGCCCTGCTGCAAGAGCAGCAGCGCCTGCTGAACCGCGGCGCCGAGGCGGCAGCGGCCCAGGCTGCGGCGGTTCGCGCCACGGCCGAGTGGGACAAGGAAGCGGTCAAGTACCAGACCGACGGCAAGAAGCTGGCCGACGAGATCCTGCAGATCCGTCAGCGCGGCATCGCAGCTGGCAAGACCGAGGCGCAGATCACCGAGCTGATCGCCGCGGCGGTCGAGCGCACTGCAAAGGCGCCCGCCGCCGCGGGTGCCGGCAAGGCCCCAAGGTTCAAGGCCGAGGAACAGGCCGCGCGGTCCTACGTCTCTGCACTGGCTGCGCTGTCCGACATCCAGCTGCAGGCGTCTGCAAGCGGCGAAGGGCTGACCAAGACCCAGGCGAAGCTGCGGGACGTGCAGGCCGACCCGGCATGGCAGACCTACAGCCGCCAGCAGCGCGAGCAGATCATCACCCAGGCGGCGGCCGCTCAGGCGGCCGAGGACCAGGCCGCCGCCGTCAAGGCTGGCGCCAAGGTGGCGGCCGACGCCGCCCGCGACTATCAGCAGTACCTCAAGGCCCTGTCTGGCAGCGGTGATGCCGTCACGCGCCAGGTGCAGGCTCTGCAGGACGAGGGGGCCGCCGCGCAGATCGCCGCCACCGGCCGGCTGTCGCTCAAGGCCGCCATCGAGGAGGTGACCATCGCCCGCCTGCGTGACGCCCAGGTGGCCGCGCTGGGCAACGAGGACGCTGTGCAAGCCATCCAGCGCGAGATCGACGCGCGGATCAAGCTGCGCGACGCCATCCAGCAGAAGGACCAGCGCGACACCGCGGCGGCCGCGGCCAAGGAGGCCGAGCGCGAGTGGACGCGCGCTGCGGACAAGATCGAGCAGAGCCTGACGGATGCGCTGCTGCGCGGCTTCGAGAGCGGCAAGGACTTCGCGGCCAACCTGCGCGACACCGTTGCCAACATGTTCAAGACCCTGGTGCTGCGGCCCGTCATCAGCGCCGTGGTCAGCCCGGTGGCCGGTGCGATCACTGGCGCGCTGGGGCTGGCGGGCGGGGCATCCGCGGCTACCTCTGCTGCCACGGCAGGATCGGGGGTGCTTGGCTCCATCGGCAGCGCTGCGAGCCTCGGCTCGCTGGCGGCCGGCGCTGGCGCATTCGGCACGGGCATCTCTTCGGGCCTCAGCGCCTGGGGCGCTGGCGGCAGCGTCACGGGCCTTCTGAGCACGGGCGTCGGCGGCATCTTCAGCGGCGGCATGGCCAGCGGCCTGGGCACGCTGGCGGGCGCGCTGGGGCCGATTGCGCTGGGCATCGGCGCACTGGCCGGCGCTTGGGACTCGCTGTTCGGGCGCAAGCTGAAGCAGTCCGGCATCGAGGGCACGATCAGCGCTGACGGCTTCGACGGGAACAACTTCCAGTTCTACAAGGGCGGTCTCTTCCGCAGCAACAAGACCCGGCGCAGCCCGCTGGATGAAGAGGTTGAAAGCGCGCTCGACTCAGCGGCGCAAGCTGTCAGCGGATCGACCCGGGCCTACGCTGAAGCGCTGGGTCTGCCGGCGAGCGCCATCGATGGATTCACCCAGCGCATCAAGATCAACCTCAAGGGGCTGAGCGAAGAGGCGAGCAAGGCAGCGATCGACAAGGCGTTCACCAACTTCGGCGAGTCGCTGGCGCTGCGCTTCGGCAATGAGCTGGTCGGCGTTTCAAGGGCCGGCGAGTCTGCCGGCGCCACGCTGCGCCGCCTGGCTGAGTCGCTGGTCGGCGTCAACAACATCCGCGCCAGCCTGGGTCAATCGGAGCTGTCGCAGTCCACGCGCGGCGGCGCAGCGGCTTCCGACCTGCTGGCCAGCTTCGGCGGCATCAACGAGTTTGCGCAGGCGGCCGAGGGCTACCTCAGCGCGATCTTCAGCGAGTCCGAGCGACTGGAGATCGCGCAGCGCAACCTCGCGGCCTCATTCGCGCAGCTCGGCCAGGCAGTGCCGGCGAGTGCGGCGGCCTATCGCGCGCTGGTCGACGCGCAAGACCTGAGCACGGAGGCGGGCCGCAACACATACACGGCGCTGCTGCGGCTGGCCCCTGCGTTCGGCGAGGTGACGGCGGCGGCGCAGCAGGCCACGGAGCAGCAGGCCCAGCTGGCGCAGCGGCGCGCGGCCGAGGGCTTCGGCCTGGAGACCCGCCTGCTGCAGCTGCAGGGCGACACCGCAGCGCTGCGTGAGCGCGAGCTGCAGGCCCTGGACCCGATCAACCGCGCCTTGCAAGAGCGCATCTACGCGCTGGAGGACCAGCAGGCCATCGAGCAGGCGTCTGCACGGGCGGCAGAGGCGGCTGCTGCGGAGCGCGCCAGGCTGTCCGAGCAGGCGGCAAGCGAGGCGGACAACCTCGGCGCCCGGCTGATGCAACTGATCGGCGACGTGGCCGGCCTGCGCGCCCGCGAACTGGCCTCGCTGTCGCCGGCCAACAGGGCATTGCAAGAGCGCATCTACGCGCTGGAGGATGCCCAGGCAGCCGAAGCGGCGGCGGCCGAGACTGAGCGGCAGCAAGCCGCCCTGGCGCAGCAGGTCGCGCAACAGGGCGAGTCGCTGCTGACGCGGCTGCTGCAACTGCAGGGCGACACGGCCACGCTGCGCGCCCGGGAGCTGGCCGCGCTCGATCCGGCCAACCGCGCGTTGCAGGAGCGGATCTACGCCCTGGAGGACGCGCAGGCGGCGGCGCAGGCCGCGCAGGAACTCGCGGCGCAGTGGCGCGGCGTGTCCGAGACGCTGGAAGACGAGATCAAGCGCATCGGCGGGCTCAACCGCAGCCAGGCGGCCAGCCTCGCCGAGGTGCAGGCCGACTTCGCCACGGCGACCGCGCAGGCGCGGGCTGGCGACCGCGCGGCGGCCGAACGGCTGCCAGAGCTGTCGCGCACGCTGCTGGAGATGGCGCGCGGCAGCGCCCGCAGCGCGCTGGAGCTGTCGGCGGTGCAGGCCAGCGTCGTCGCCAGCCTGACGCAGACCGCCGACGTGGTGCGCGGCTTGGCGGCCGGGCCGCTGAGCAATGCGCAGGACGCGGTGCAGTCGCTCATGCCCGACACGATCGCCGCGCAGCTGCTGTCCGCCGACCAGGCGAAGGCGGCGAGCACCACGACCAGCCAGGCCGACATGCTGGCCGAGCTGCGGGCGCTGCGCGCCGAAGTCGTCGACCTGCGGGCCGAAGCCCGCGCCACCGCCGGCAACACCGCAACCCTGAGCCGCCTGCACCAGCGATGGGACGGCGGCGACGGGCTGCGCGTGGTGAACGACGCCGACACACCCCTGACCACGACGGTGATCTGATGCGAGTGATCGTCTCTTCTGCTGCGCCCGATGAGGGCGTGTTCACGCGCGCCAGCGTTGCGACCTACATCGACGAGACCGGCGTGCTGATGACGTCCGGCGTCAACCAGCCGCGGTATCAGGACGGGCGGCTGCTGCTGGAAGCTACGGCCACGAATCGGCTGCTGCGCAGCGAGGCCATCGACGACGTGACGGCATGGTCTCGCGCGGCCGGCGCCACGTACACCGTGCTGGCCGACAGCACAGCGGCGCCAGATGGCGCGATGACGGCCGACACGATCAGCATGACGGCGGCGGGGTCATCTGGCGTTTTCCAGACGGTCGCCGTCAGTGCCAGCACGACATACACCTTCAGCTGGTTTGCCAGGCGCTCCGGCGATGCGCAGGTCCGATACCGCGTCTACAACAACAGCGGCGGCACCGACATCGTGGCTTCGACCAGCTACTACAGCAGCATCAGCGCATCCGAGTGGACGCGCGTCTCTGTGTCTTTCACCACGCCTGTCGGCTGCACGTCGATCCGCGTGTATGTCGTGGCAGGCGATTCAGTTGTCAGCTCGGGTGCCATCATCTGGGGCACGCAGCTTGAGCTTGGACCGGTGGCGACCAGCTACATCCCGACGAAATCCGGCATGGGGCTGCGGGCCGCCGACAGCCTCTCCGGCGAGTACCTGGTCAGCTTCGCAGGCACCGTCGTCGGCCTGCCCATCCAGGTGCTGGACGAAGACCCGACGCCGGCCTGGGTGAGCGGCACCACCTACGCGGTCGGCGCGCTGGTGCACCGTACCAGCACCCACCGCGTCTATCGCCGGGCCGTGGCAGGCGCCGGCACCACGGCGCCCGAGTCCGACACGACCAACTGGGCCGATCTGCGGGCGACGCAGCGTTGGGCGCCGCTGGCCTTGGGCGAAGACTCGCGGGCCATTGTCATCGGCAATCTCTACTTCACGCTGGTGAGTGCGGAGGCTGACGTCGGCCTGCTGCTTGCCGGCATCCGCGCCGAGTCGGTGCGCGTCGTGGCCATGGCGCCGCCGTTCTCCTCGGTGGCTTTCGATCAGACCTACACCATGCCGCCGCAGTCCTCGGCCTACTCGACCGGGAACGAGCCCGCGCTGGCGGTCGCGCTTCCCAGCGGACTGCCGGCGGGCTCGCAGATCCACATCACGCTGATCGGCGTAGGCGGCCCCGATGTCAGCTGGCTGCGCTACCTGGCGCTGGGTCGGAGCTACACGCTGGGCGGCACGCTGCAGGGGTCGCGCGTCGGCATCGCGGACTACTCCCGCAAGGAGACCGACGAGTTCGGGACCACGACGCTGGTGCAACGCAGTTACGCCAAGCGGCTGAGCCTGGAGATGACGCTGCCCAATAGCCAGGTGCAGTCCACGTTCGCCGTCCTGGCTGACCTGCGCGCGACGCCGGCCATGTGGGTGCCGGCCGATGGCGCCGATCTGTCGTGGCTGGCCACCTACGGCTGGCTGAAGGACTGGGGAATCACCGTCCAGTACAGCCGCACGTCGCTGTGCTCGATCGAGATCGAGGGGCTGATCTGACCATGACCGAAAGGACCACCACCATGCGAACCATCATTGCCCGCGCCCTGGTGCGCCTGGCCATCTGGGCGGCGCCGGCCGAGCAGGCTGACCAGCTGCGCGACGCCGACCGGCTGATCTGGCGCCCGCAGGGGGCCGAGTGAGCGCCCGGGACGTCGGCCAGGCGATCCTGCTGCTGGCGGCCACGGTGGCGGCGGCAGTCGGCTGGGTGTGGGCGGCCGACCCGCCGCAGGCGAGCGCCGGCCTGTCGCTGCTTTTCGGCCTGGTGCTGGCGGCCACGCTCAAGGCTGCGGCCGCGCGGCTGTCCTGGCGCCTGACCGCGCTGGCCTGCACCTACGGCATCGGCTACCAGGCGTCGGCGCTGGCGTGCGTCGCTTGGTATCCGGCCCTGTCCTCGCGCAGCGTCGGCGTGTGCGACGAGGGCACAGGCGCGCCGGTGGGCCTGCTGTACTGCGTCGGCGCGCTGCTCGTGGCGGCCGAGCTGCTGTCGACCAGGGGGCGAACATGACGGACCACGCTGCGATCGTGCAGGGCATGGCGGCCGGCGTCGGCGGCGCGGTGCTGGCGCTGCTGGGGGTCGATGCTCCGACCCTGACTGCGGCCCTCTTCGGCTGCGCCCTGGGCGCGCTATTCGCGCCGCCGACGACGCGGCTCAGGGCCTGCCTGCTGTTCCTGGCCGCCGTGGCTGCGAGCGCCATCACGGCGTCGGTCGCCGGGCCGGTCCTGGCCGACTGGATGCCGGTCCTGTCGCCGCAGGTCTGGTCCAAGGGCTGCGCGCTGGCGGTGGGGATCTTCTTGCATCCCTTGATCCAGGCCGGATCGGTGGCCGTGCCGGCAATCGTCAGCGGCGCGGCGTCGCGCATCGGTGGGAGGGCGCAATGACCTGGGGCGACATGCTGACGATGACCGTGGCCGCGCTGGGCGCGCTGGAGTGCGTCACCGGCCGGCTGGCCGCCATGCACTGGCGCCAGCACCGCGGCACGCTGATGCTGGGCTACCTGGTGGCGGCCGGCGTGTGCATCCTGGCCGCCTCCGTGATCTGGCAGGGCGGCGACGCGCGCTGGCTCGACGCTGCGGCCTGGGTGATCTGCGCGCACCTAGCACTCACCTGGGGCGACTGGCGCGAAGGCCCGCCGCTGCACGCCTACAGGGCGCCGCCGGTGCGGTACAGGGCCGGCGACCTGGTGCCCAGCTCGCAGTTCGACGACGGGCGGCGGTGATGCTGCAGCCGGTGGCCACCGTCCCGCTGGTGGTCGCTGGCTCTGTCCCTGCTGACGGCGGCAGTGTCGGGGTGGCGCTGCCGGATCAGTTCCAGCGTGCGCACCAGCTCATCGGCGTGCACCTTGTCGACGTAGTTCTCCGGAAGTACCGGCGGGTTCATTCGCATGATGTGGTCCTCTCAGGCGTTGGGGTCGACAACATGGCCCTGCGTGGCCGCTGCAATCGTGATGGCGCGCCGCAGCGCTTTGCCAGAGTCACCGCTGATCGGTATCGAGACGAAGTTGTCGCCGCAGCCCTGGACGCGGGCGTGGGCAAACGCCATGTGCGTCGCGCAGTCGTCGCAAGACACCTCCATCCCCAGGCAGGTGACGAGGTACAGGGCGTCATCGCCACTCTCAAGCGAGTTCCAGCGGTTGTTGCCGTCAATCACCCACTGGTCCCAGGGCAAGGAAACAGACCGAGCCGCCTTCTCCAGCAGATGAACGTCGCTCTTCGGTTCAAAGTCCACGGCTAAACCCTCCACCGGCTTGTTGGTCAGGAAGCCTTGGCGTTCGCACAGCGCCTTCAGGTACGCAATTCGCTCCGGGCCTTTGACCACGAAGACTGCAGCCTCGGTGTCGGCCACGGTGCAGCCGGCCATAAAGACGCTCACAGCGTCGGTGTCCTTCTCAGCCGCCGCAAGCAGTTGCGTCACGGTGCGCCGGTCGCTTCTCAGCAAGCTGCTGGCTCGCATGGTGTCAGTGCCCATCGGATGTCCTTTCCACACGTTAATCCGTTTTAAGACTATAACCGGCAATGAAGGAATCCACATGGAAATCCGGAGAGCCGATTTGTTGCAGTGATGCCTAACTCTAGGTCGAGGCGACTGCCTCCGGCCTGCGGCCTACGTCAGCGCCTCACCATGACGTTGGGCGTCTTGCTGTCAGGCACGCAAGCGCAACCGCGCGGGTTGGTGCACAAGCTCGGTTCGCCAAGGCACTCGAACTCGCGGCGCAGCGGCGAGCCCAGCAAATCAAGCCGTCGCAGCAAGCCCACGGCGTCGGCGCTCAGGTCTTCGTGCCCGTTGCAGCGCAGCCGATGCGCGCACTTGCGCAGCATCATCGCCACGTTCTCAAGGGCATGCGCCAGCTTGTGCGCGTCCCGCTCAGCCTTGAGCCTGAGCGCGACCTCCTTGCCAAACTCGCAGTCCTCGGCGTGCCAGTCGTTGCCGCACACGGGGCATAGCTGCGGCGGCTCTTGGCTTTCTGGCGGGTCGCCAAATGCTTCGCGGCTCATCAGTTCACCTCGTAGTCTTCGGGGAAGTCGTCTTTCGGTTCCTGCGCCTTGAGCCGGCGCCCGAAGTCCAACAGCCGCGCGTGCAGGTCGGGCCGAAAGGCCAGCGCATCGCTGCAATGCAGGATGTCTTTCAGCAGCGTCACCAGTTCGCTTTCGCGCATGCAGGACTGGTGCTTCACCTGGGCCTGGGCGGCGAGCGCCATCGAGCGCCACTCGCCCAAGCCTTTCTCAAGGTCGCTCACCTTCTCCATGTACTGCTCAAGCCGTTCCATTGCCTTCAGCACACGGTGCGTCGGCGGCAACTCCAACAACTCAAGCCGCACTGAGTGAAGGGCCTGTTCGGCCCCGCTCACTGCGCACCTCCCACCGGCAGGCGGTCGGTGCGGTAGCTGATGATCGCGTCCCGCTCATCGCCTTCCTCGGCAATCAGGTACTCGCGGGCTTCTTCGTCAGTGCAGCCGGTGGCAATCACCACGCAGTCCACGCGAGACTGTTCCGTCCAGCGCTTGCGGTTGCTGACCCACGGTGCGTAGAGGCTGACTTGCTGGGTGCTCATGGTGCGTTTCCTTTCGGCGGCTTGTCGTTCGGCGTCTCTGCGGGCGTGCGCTGTCGTGTACCAGGGCATCACGCCCGGTCCCACTCGTTGATCTTGCTCATCAGTGCTTCGCGGCTGCGGGCCACCAGTGTTTCGCCGGTCTCGTTGTGAACTGCGGTCCACATGGCGGCTTGCTTGATGGTCCAGTCGGTGCGCTTGGTCATGGTGCTCTCCGGTTGCTGTGTTGACGGGTCTTATTGAATCACACAAACACACGGACCGCAAGAACTATTTGCATCACGTTAAAGCGCGCTACACTCGCGCCATGAGCACAGAACCAAAGCCCAAGGGGCGCCCGCCAATCCCGGAGGAGCGGCGGCTTGTGCAACGGTCCATCCGCCTGCCTCCCGACCTGTGGGCGAAGATCGACGCGCACGGCTTGGAGTGGCTGCGCGCCGTTATCCGCCGTGCGAAGCCGCCCACGATCTAGCCCGCAGGCTTCGCCACCCGGACCCGCCGCCGGTCATAGACCTGCCGCACCATCCGCTCGCTGGTGTGCATCGTGGCGTCCACCGTGTCGACGTCGCCGCGGGCCATCTTGTCGCTCACGCCCTTGGGCCGGCAGTCCTGCAGGCTGAAGGGCCGGAAGGCGATCTTCCGCTCGGCAGCCACCTCCGCGCACCGGGTCATCAACCGCGCCAGCGTGGCCTTCCATCCGCCCTTCGTGTACCGCTGGCCGCCGAGGTTGCCGAACACGTACCAAGCGCCGGCCAGGCGGTGCCGCTTGATGGCCAGCGCCTCGTCGATCGTGGCGCGCAGCGCCGGGCTCCACTCGATCAGCGCCGTCTTGACGGCCTGGCCGCGCTGGCGCTTCGCCGCGGTCCACACGATGCCTGCCTCGGTGATCTGGTCGCGTGTCAAGGCACGCACCTCCACCGGCCGCCGTGTGCGGAGCTGTCGCCGCCGGCCAGCACCAGGGCGCCGGTGATCAGGTCGTTCAGGGTCGGGGTC